CCTGGCATTAACCGTCAAGGCCTACTAGACGACAATGTAATCAAGCTTACCTCGGCAACCGAGAATGTAGGTTATGAGTCTTACAAATTGACTTCTGCCTCCAAAGCTCAGGACTTTGTCTATGCCATCGAAAAGGGCATGAGCGATGAGTACTATACGCCTGGGTTCCTAATGGCCCCTGAGGCCTACGCAACTCTTTCGTATTCTGCCGACTCCGACCTCGCTTCGCGCACAGAGGCTATCACTGAAAGGCTGAAGGTGACTCAGACCCTGGTCGCTGCTGCTGAGGGTCGCTTCGGTGTGACTGAGGGGATCAGTAATACTCAACACATCGCTTTAATCGACTGTGGCGGTGATATCGAAAACCTCTCTCAAGCCCAAGACGAGCTTGACACAATTAAGAGAGTTGTCGGTGCGTTTTATGGCCATGCCGCCTTCTACGCCCCCTATGTCAAAAACCTGAACGATCGTTTCGTTCCACCCAGTTCTCTTGTGGCCGGTATCGCTTGCGGTCGTTATATCAACGAAGGGTTCCAACAACCCCCTGCAGGATCACGTTACCCCCTACGCGGTGTTACAGGGCTCAAGTTCAACATCACTGCTCAACAGCAGGAGGTTACTTACGCCCTCGGCCTCAACCCAATTCGCTCACTGCCCAACCGTGGCATTGTGGTGTGGGGAGCACGCACCCTGTCCAGTAGCCCACTGTTCCGATTTGTCAATACCCGAGTCATCCTCAACGTTCTCGTTGATGTGATGAACCGGAGTTTCGATGACATCTTGTTTGAGTCTATCGATTCGGCTGGTACGGTATATAGCAGAGTTAAATCTATCGCCACTCAAGTACTGAATCAGTTCTACCGTCAGGGCGCACTGTTTGGTAACCGTCCCGAGCAAGCGTATCTCGTGGTATGTGGTGACAGCAACAACAGCGCAACTCTCCTCGAACAGGGAACAGTTCGTATGGATGCGTATGTGGCTACTTCTCCGACCTTGGAACGTCTGGCTATCACTATCGTCCGAACTCCTGTTGGCCAGGTGTCGCTCTTAAGCGATAGCTTTAGCCGTAACGAAGAGCGCTTCACTGCGTTCCTCGATGCCACCAACTTGAACGTTTGACGTTGAAAGATTGATATGGCAAGGAGACTTCGCAAAAACCTGGAAGAAGTTCTAAACGCTGATTCCCCTCTGACTGAGCAGCAGCCTAAGAGGACCGTATACATCGAGCTATTTCGTTCCGGTCCTCAAATCAGCTCTAGCGGTCAGAAGATGGTTTTTGCGGATGAAGATCTTGATCAGGTGGTGACTAGCTACAACCCCGGTAAGCACGAGGCACCCCTGATCATCGGTCATGACCAGGACGATGGTACTCCAGCCCTAGGCTGGGTACGTGAAGTGTGGCGAAAAGGCAAATCACTTTGGGGGAAAGTAGAACTGACCCCTAAGGCGGAGCGTCTAATTCGTGACGGTGTATTCAAAAAGGTCAGTAGCTCGTTCTACTTGCCCGATGCGGATACTAACCCGACACCCGGCCAACTGGCATTGCGCCATCTCGGCCTTGTGTCTATACCTGCGGTAAAAGGCCTTACGGCTTTTTCCGAGACACCCCCCGAAGGCTCGATAACTATTACTCCAGCGGAGTCTTCTATTTCATTTCAGGAAACTTTACCAACTATGGCTAAGAGAAAAACCGAAGCCCCCGTTCAAGAGACTAAAGTTGTCGACCATGCCGATGGGCGGGGCATGACTATTAATGTAAACATCAATGGCATGAAAGCCACTGATGAAGAGGGACAAGATGTCCAGGAAACTGGTGCTGCTGCTCCGTATGACATGGAATACGGAGATGACATGGCTCCCGATCCCATGATGAGCCCTGACCCTATGGCCCAGGAGGGAATGCAATCCCTTCAATCCGCCTCGATGGTCGAAGGACCTGATGGTGAAGAGATGGGCGATGAAGACGGTGGAGAAGCTCCTCCGGTTGATGAAGAAGGTGCAGGTCCGGACGGGATGGAAGGCGAAGATATGCCACCTGAAGAGGTAGGGATGGAGCCCGAAGCCGAGGATATGTCCGGTGATGACGATGAGCAAGTCGCTGCCGATCTCGCTTCTCAGTACACCGAAGATCAACTCATCATGGCCCTTTATCAACTTGCTCAGGGGTCTCAGGAGATGGGTGAAGGCATGATGCCTGGCTATTCCGAGGCTGACGCCTCGGAAGAAGAGGTAGTTGAAGCCGAAGCGACTGATTTCTCCGAGGCTGACACCTCGGCTCCGGACCCCCTAGCTGCCAAAGTTGCCGAACTCGAAGAAGAGCTTGCCTCCCAAAGACGCCTAATGCGTCAAAAGGAGATCACAGATTTCTGTGAAAAGCTGTACGAGGGCGGTAAGCTCACCGAACAAATTGTCCCCATTTCCGACCTAACCCGATTCATGGAGACTCTTAATCCCAAGAATAACGTGAACTTCAGCGAAGCGGGTAAGGCTACTCAATTCGAATTCATGAAGGGCATGTTGGAGAAGCTGCCCGCGATGGTTAGCTTCAGTGAGGTGGCTACCCCTGCTACCGCACCCAAGAAGCCAAAGGCCCCTAAGCCTAACGCAGACGGATACGTCTACGATCAACGTAGCGCAGAAGTACATGCGAAAGCCGTGGAATATTCCGAGGCTAATGGTACGGACTATATGTCTGCCTTGAAGCTCGTTCTCGAAGAAGACGAAGACTGAGTCAAATCCTTGTAACAACGGGGTAGCTTGCTACCCCGGCAGAAAGAGAGATAACGAGGTTATCAATTTACCTGTCTGTTCCCGGTTACATTTAAAGGAAAGACTACACCCCCGAGTTTACAGATGATGCGTCTCTGTACGCTCACCAAACACACTAACGAACATAAACAAAATGGCAACGGATCCCCGTTACATGTCGTTCGACCACAAGTACGTAGAGACGGTTACCGTAACCGACGCTACCGCACTTGCTAATGGTATCGAACGCTGCCGTTTCGTTAAGCGAGACGGTTCTTACCCTGTTGCTGGTGGCTATGCCGCCGGCCTCAATGTCTACAAACTCTACGGTCAAGGCGAACTGACCGACAAGGGTTACCAAGTCGAAGATGCGGCTATGACCGCTCTCTCCGGTACTCTGGCCATCAACACCTCCGGTGTTGTGACCGGTACGACCACCAACTTTGACCCTGAACTCAACGTTGGCGACACCATCAAAATCGGTGCGCAACTGTTCCGGGTTATGGCCCGTACCAGCGACACTGCCGCCACCGTTCTGCCCGCCCCCGAGACCGCCATCTCCGGTGCTACTGCGTATATCTGGCCTGGAACCTATGAGGGTCAGTCGAACCCGAGCACCACTCCGCGTAAGCCTGGTGTGTTCCCGTATCAGTCTCTCTTGAGCATCGTGACCACTGGTATCGCTATCGCCGAAGTAGACGCAACCTCTACTTTTGCTGTGGACGATGCGGTGTACTCCGATGCGACTGGTAAGGCCTCTAGCACCGCAGGTGCCGGTCTAATCCTCGGTCGCGCTCTAGACGTCATCGGCACTGCGGGTGCTGGTCAATATATCCGAGTGAAACTCGGTAACGAAGCTGGTTCCTGAGGAGAGTAATTAACTATGATGAATCTAGATCAAGTACGGGTAATTGACCCGATCCTTACGCAAATTGCGCAAGGTTACAAGAATACCGATGGTGTCGCTACCTTCTTCGCTCCGGCCGTTTCCATGAACGTCCGGGCAGGTCGTACGCTTACCTTCGGTAAAGAGGCCTTCGCTGCGCAGACCTTCCTGCGTGCGCCTGGTACTAACATTCAGAAAATTCAGAATGAGTTCGGTACCCGGAGCTTCTCGCTTCGTCAAGAAGCCATTAGCTGGTCGATTGCTGAGGAAGTGGCTGCGGAAGCTAAGAACGGTGCTGCCGCTATCGACCTTCGCGCATACGCCGCTAAGGACGCCGCTAACAGATTGCAACAGAGTTGGGAAGTCGAAGTCGCCAAGCGTGTACTCGACGTGACCCAGTACGAGACCGGTAACGTTCTCGATCTGGCCACTTACAACTCCGGTGCCGACCAATTCAATAGCCCGACTTCCGATGTGGAAATCCTGATGGACGACCTCAAAGAGCAAGTTCGTAGCCAGATTGGTTGCTATCCGAACAAACTCGTGCTTAGCCCCGATGCGTTTAACGCCCTGAAGCGTAACAAGCGTATTCGTGACTTCATGCAGCGTGGTGTGCTGGTGAACGAGAAGACCCTCGCCGAGATCTTCGGTCTCGACGAAATCCGTGTCGCTCGTCGTCTCAAGCTCGGCGAAGACGGTGTTAGCCTGGAGAACATCTACAACAACGTGGGTCTTCTCTTCTATCACCCCTCCGGTGCTACCGATGGTTTCACCCCCGCCATGGATGCTAACTACGGTACTCCGGCATTTGCGTATACCTATACGCTGTCCGGCTATCCTATCTCGACCCCTGAGCGTTTCAACATGGATCGCCGTGTGTTCGAGGGTGACATCCTTGTCGAGCGTAGCTTCGAGCTGGTCGGCATGGGCGAATCCGGTCGCTGCGGCGCTGGTGCTGTGCTTCTGAATCCCGTTGGTGCCTGAAGGTAACCGTTAATGGACAGCCCGCTATTTAGCGGGCTTTTTTTTTGTCTGAGCCTTCGTTGAAAGCAATATAGAGACTTGTCACCATGCCATATACTCCGCCTCGTGACGCATACGGCGTCGCTAACAA